ATTTAGTCATATAGGTGACGGGGTTAGATAACTAGTCGTCAGCTGCTAACTTAGCAAAGTACGACATAGTATCATCCTCATCAAGAGCAGTATTCTCTGCTGTTGCCATAGGTGCAGGAGCAGCCATAGGAGCAGCCGCTGCAGGAGCAGAAGCTTGAGGAGCTACATAAGGTGTAGAAGTATCTAATGATACATTCTCACGTACAGTACGTGGTGCACTTTCACCTAATACAAGAGCCAGACGAGACTTAAGCTCATCATATGTCTTGAAGTTCTTAGGATCAGTCCATTCAGTACAGTCGTGTTGCTTATTGTAGATAGCTTCTAGCTGATCATCATCGCCAGCTACTTGAGCAGGAGACTTGAAGCTAGACGCATCGTAGTTAGGGTAACCCTCTACCTTACGAATCTTAATCGTAAAGTCAGCACCTTGCCACATATCAAATGGATTCACAGGAGCCTCGTCAGGGAACTGAGGCTGCATAGAGTCCATAATCTTATCAAAGATCTTCTTACCAAAGCGATATAGTTTCACTTGGCCTTCGTTCTCTGGAGCAGATGGATCAGAGACAATAAGTACATTAGCAATGTAACGTAAGTTCCGTTTGCGCTCGCGTACAATACGCTTGGCCTCTTCAGAACCATCTTCGTTCCATAACTTACTATTGCTCTCTGATAGAGGGTCAGCCTGACCAATAGATGTAAGAGACTTCTCTACATACCATTGACCAGTTGGTCCTTTAAAGAAATGATCCCAGTAGCGTACCCAAGGCGTAGGAGCCTCAGCGTCACCAGGAAGAAAACGAACTACAGCATATCCATTGCCAGCTTTATCTCGTGTAGGCTGCCAAAAGCGCTCGTCATTTCGATTATCGGTTTTAGTTTGTTCGCCTGGACCGCTACTAGCAGCTTCTACTAGTTTAGATAGGTCGGTGCGATTAGTTTTTAGTGCTGCAAAACTCATTTATATTTTCCTTGTATGTTACAGTATATTTTTGTGTATGTTTTATCCACTTGATCATTATATAGACTTATTTATTATAAGTCAACTGGCAATGTGTTACCTCGTGGAAGATAATTAAGATTCATTGCCTCAACCTCAATTTTCTCTTTTATAGATCCAGAGACATACTTACGTATATCTTCCAGATCCAATTCTATATCCTCACAGATATGAATGATTGCGTCCATGTAGCTATACCGGTGCTCTCTTACCTTTACTTCTACCATTTTTGCGAACTTGTTTTTTGTTAGGAACTGCTCTTTTGCCATTTACCTCATTGTCCATTTCAGTTGTATAGACACCTATGTCTGGGTACATTACACCCACACTACGCTTAGGAGTGCCATCTTTATTGTATGCCATTACGACACATTTAAACTTAGTTTTAAATTGACGCTCTTCACCATAGTACAAATCCCTATAGACACCATTGCGTAGATAAGCTTGCAAGTTATGTAAGTAACCTTGCTGTACTAGGTACTCAGATGCTTGACCCTTTTCTTTAGAGTTCTTCCAGCTTCTCATACCAGATAACTTATCTTTAGCATTCTTAATCCAGCTTCTGACATTCTTCACAGAGAAGATATCATCATCAGGTAGACTGCGAACAGTTTCATGAATAGATAACTGAGCAGCTGGCTTCTTAGCTTCACGTGCTTTAGTAATACGTTCTACTAATACAGCTTTCTGCTCATCGGTTAGTTTACGTTTTTTACGAATCTTCTTCATTTCACATCTCCATCATATATACCTTATTATAGTCTCTTTTTATAATAAGTGCAACTGTTAAATTTCTTGATCGTATTCGTATATTTCGTATTCACCAGAAGCATCTCTTTTAGCTTTGATCATTCTCTGCTCAATCAAAGCTAGTATAGTATGCTCAATGACTTCTTCCATTTTCATAGTAGCGTAATTTTTACCTATCATGAAAGCGGAAATGGATACCCCTATAAGAAGTATCCACTGAACTGATGTTATTGTTTCAAACATTTACGCTCCAATTTAAAATGTTATTTATCTACGAAAATGAAACCACATTCTCGACACGGAATGATCTAAAATCATCCTTATTAACATCCCAAGCAACAATCACAGCTTCATTAACTGCTCGAACCTTCTTCTGAGACAAAGGATCTTTAGTAGCTTTAGGTAAGACATTCTCCATAAGAGTACATTCCATGTTACGTTCTTCACCATTAATCTTTTTAAATACAACACGACAAACTTGAGCTTGTAGGTGTTCAATCATTT